ATGCCTGGAACCTTCTCAACAGATCCTGATTCAATAGCTTCAATCACTGGCCGNTTGCAAATGGCCGCGCATTCGTTCTACCAGATGAGCTGGGAATATGACGACGAAATATAAGACCACGACCGAGCACCTAGATTTCTGCAACACTGATTACCAGCGTCAGATTATCGAGATGACTTTGAGCGGGATGAATCAGTCTGAGATTGCTAGAGAGTTAGGCAAAAATCCCAGAAGAATTAATAAAGCAGTTGTGGCTGTTCATAGACGAGCAGCACTTCAAGGTGTAGCGCCAGCCTATAATGTAAACCGTCAGACAGTACCAGGATTTACCACTAAGCGAGTCAGTACCGCCTACAACTTGGACGGTGATATTGTTTTACAGTGGCATATCCAAGAACCAGAACGGCAGAGGCTGGAAGAATTAATCGCTCAATTTGTGGAGGGATTCAAAGATGAAGTCTCGGGAATACACGCTCCCATTAACCCGCCCCAAGGCATTGATGACGATTATATGGTTAGCTACATTATTGGGGATCATCATCTTGGGATGCTTGCTCACCATTCTGAAACGATGGGCGAGGACGCGATTTCATGCACGTCAATGACTCCACCAGCTCGACCCCTAACAGCAAGAATCTACTCGACTCTGATGGCCGTTACTCTAAAACCATTAGGGCTGCAAGCAATGTGATAAAGCGTACGGTTTTGCGTATGCTTGAGAAACATGCCGAGGTCTGGCTTGTGAATGTTCGAGGGAACCATGATCCAGATGCTGCGTTGTGGTTGAATGAGGTCATGCGCCTGTACTTTGAGGACGATCCGCGTGTTCGCGTTTTCGATAACGCCAGCAAGTTTATATGGTGGCAGTGGGGCAAGAATCTAGTCGTGACCCACCACGGAGACAGGATTAAAATGTCCAATCTACACGGGTCAATCGTGTCAAATCTCAGGAAAGAATGGGGCGAAGCGGAGCACACTTTCGTATGGACGGGCCACATACACCACAAGAATCAGGAAGAATATGGCGGCGCATTGTTCGAGTCTTGGAACATCCTAGCACCCGCAGACGCGTGGCACGCTGGCTCTGGCTATGCCAGTTCTCGGAGTATGACATGCGTGATTCTTCACAAAGACTACGGGGAAGAAGGACGGTTAAAGGTAAACGTGGAGCGGATTAAATGAGCGCATTTGACGAGCAGATAGGCGGCAACCACTACAAGCTGATGATGATTCAGCCCACTGAATACATATTAGCGAACGACATGGGATGGTGTGAAGCCAATGTTGTGAAGTACATCAGCCGGTGGCGTGCTAAGGGCGGGGTTGATGACTTGCGAAAGGTGGTGCATTACACTCAGATCTTGATCGAACGTGAGTTGAATGAAAAGACGGCCTCAAAGGATGAACCCAAGAAACCGTCTTGGTAGATTACAGTAGGATTGCTCCGATTACATAGCCAAGCAGGAAGGCCACGATCATCGCCCCGCCTGTGAAGCGTGGCACCATTAGTTTATCAAGTTGTTTCTTGATCATTTCTTGCCCTCGATTTGTTGTAGTTTGTCCAGCATTTTGAGCACGTCTAGCAGTACGGTCTGTTCGTATTGATCGATCTCTGGATTGCAGTAAGTCTCGCGCACTTTGACTAGGGTCATCCATGCGGTTAACAGTTCGGTTCTAGTTGGTTTCATGTGTTGCCCTCTAGTTTTGTGATAATACGTTTAGCGGCTGGCCAATTTATTCTAAAACGAGTAGCGATGCGGTTTGCACTCCATCCTAGCGCCCTACGCTTGGCCACCTCGGATTCTAACTCGGCCATCGATGAGCAGTTGCCCGTTGATGGTTTAGGCCCTCTTTTCATTGGTCTAGTTGATTGGGGATGGCGCTTCCACGTCATCTTACGCCCTCGCAGTTTGGTTTTAAGTTTTGATAGTCCGGCCAGTAGCCTAGACAGACGTTATATCGGTACTCTTTGGACATGGTGACCTCGTGGTCATAGTCCCAACTTGAGACCCAGAGCAAGGCCGCGACAACTGCCGCAGCTATGCAAATCTTGGTGAGTCGGTTCATGCCGCCACCTCGTTGACCGTTTCAACAAAGATTAAATTGCCTTGGCTGTATTCGATAGAGTCGAAGTCTTGCCAGTCGAACCCGTCGAACATTGCGTCAAGGTCGAACCGGTCATCGTCTTTGATGGCATGGGCTAGGATGTAAGATTGTTTGCAATGGAGAATATCGCGGGGTCTGAAGTCGTTTGACAGCATGGCAGATCTGATAGCCTTGAGGACAAAATACCTAGCTACAGTTGGAACGCTGAACTTTGGTTTAAAGTCGATGGGGGCAACGTGTCGGTGCATCCTTTCGCGCTTCAATTCGTCATCGTACATTTTGTCTCGATAGTCCGTAAACGTGGTGTAGGTTAATGGGTACAAGTTTCCAAAGCCTTCTAAGATTAAGTTTTCAATTTGCTTTTTGTTCATGTGTGTAACTCCTTGCTGTTTTGGGTTTCGGCCTTGTGGCCTCGTCAGTACCAGTCCCTTCCGCTCATTTTCTTGTCGTTCCATAAATTTTTGGTCTTCGAGATAATCTATTTTTTCTAAAACATATTCTAACGATGGGTGCTGAATGCCGAACTTGTCATCTAGTCTGACGATTGCATCGGCCCATTCGTATCGTAATTTCCAATATATAGATTTATCGGTTGGGTCTAGTTTTTCTTTGAACGAATCACTTAGAAGATAATCGCACAAAGTGTCATTGCAAACGATTGTCCTCATTAGGTTAGAGATTTCTTCCGCTGCTTTCTTGCTGATTGTTGTCATGTGTAATTCCTTGCTGATTGAGTTATAATGAATACCACTGGTTACAGACGATCGCACAGACTGAAAAAGATTTCAAAACTTTTTATATACCGATCTGTTATATACATAGAACCAAACAGCATATATCGTAAAACATAGGGTTAAACATGCCTGATATGCGCCACAAGCTGGACAAGAAAACGGCCGATCGGCATTTCCCTGAGTGGTCTCATGGTGGCAAGGGATCGCACGCTAGAAAGACTACAACCGATTCCAGGGCTGCATATTCGGCCAACTGGGATAGAATCTTTGGTAAGGGTAAGAACAATGAGTAGTAAGAACCTACACACCAAAACAAGAAACAGATTAGCTCGACAGGATGCATTGCGAGAGTACATGCAAGAAAGAGGGTCGGTTCAATATCTTTTTGATATCATTGAGAAGATCGAGAAATTAGACCCTGAATCTGAGACTTTTAGTCAGGATCTAGCGAAATACTCTAAGGTGGTGGATGTGCGGCATAAAATGCTTGGGAAATATCTGCCAGAACTGAAGGCTACAGAAATCACGGGCGAAGGTGGCGGGGATCTTCAGATAACGGTCTCAGATTTCAAGAATGCCTGATATATCCATTCCCTACCAATGGGAACCTAGGCCACACCAAATCCCATTCTTTAAGGCCATGGATTCAGGGGCTAAACGTGCCTGTATCGTGTGGCACCGTAGGGCTGGCAAGGGTGCTGCAACTCTAAACTTTACAGCTAAAGAGATGTTTAAGAGGGTCGGGACGTACTGGCATCTGTTTCCAGTGCAAACACAAGCGAGGAAAGCGATCTGGAACGGTATTGACAGTGAAGGCCGGTCAATCCTTGATCAAGTCTTTCCTGACGCCATACGGAAGCGCACGAGCTCTCAGGAGATGCTGATAGAGCTGGTGAACGGGTCAACGTGGCAGCTCACAGGGTCGGACAACTATAACAACCTAGTCGGATCCAATCCGGTCGGAGTCATCTTCGATGAGTGGTCACTATGCGACCCTAACGCATGGGGCTATATCAGGCCGATACTGGCTGAGAATGGTGGATGGGCGGTATTCATCTACACGCCACGGGGAAAGAATCACGGTCATTCACTGTACCAGATGGCCAAGAAGTCCAATGAGTGGTTCTGCCAGAATCTAACCATCAACGACACCAAACGGGCCGATGGCTCACCGGTTATCAGTAGTGACATCATCGATAACGAACGACTCGAAGGCATGGATGAGGCACTGATCCAGCAAGAGTTTTATGGATCGTTCGAGGCACAGATTCCTGGAGCATACTATGCTGACCAACTGACAGCTGCAAAGGAACAGGGACGGGTTGGACGACTACCGATAGAACCATCATTACAAGTACACACAGCTTGGGATCTAGGCATATCCGATGCTATGTCTATCTGGCTATTCCAAGCCATGGGCAAAGAGATCCGACTGATTGGGTACTATGAGAACACGTCGAAGGGCATGGAGCACTATATACAATGGCTCAATCAATACGCGACGACCAACAACGTGATGTTAGGGTCTCACCTTGCACCACACGACATCGAAGTCAGGGAGCTCACCTCAGGCCGTAGCAGGAAGGAAGTAGCCCGAGAGATGGGCATTAACTTTAGGACTGTACAACGACCGAGAACAAAGGCAGAAGGCATACAGGCAGTAAGACGGATGTTCCCTAGATTCTGGATCGATGACGAGAAGGCCGAACACGGTTACAACTGTATAGCCTCATACCATCGGGAATACGACGATAAGCGCCAAGTATTCCGTGATACACCTGTACACGACTGGG